CAGATCGAAGCGAAGGCGCTGCGTAAACTGCGCCATCCGAGCCGCTCTGAAGTGCTGCGTAGCTTCCTGGACGATTAATCCAGATAGACAGCAAAAAGCTCCCAATCGGGAGCTTTTTTTTTGTTTATTCCCTCTCCCTGTGGGAGAGGGCCAGGGTGAGGGAATCAGGCTGCAGAGCCCCCTAAAGCCCCCGCACCACCAGCGCCTCATCGAGCTCCCTGTAAGCTTCCACCAGTTTATCCAGCGTTGCCCTGTTAAGTCCGCTCGGGTTTGGCAGCACCCATACCTGCGTCACGCCGATGGTGATGGCCTGTTTCCCCCATTTCACCCCGCGCTGGCTGAACGCCTGCTCATAGGCCTGTTTGCCCAGAATCGCCAGCGCGGCAGGCTGGTAGTCTTCGATCTTCTTAATCAGTTCCCGCCCGCCAGTGCGCAGTTCATGCAGGTTGACTTCGCTCGCCTGCACGGTAGGTCGCTCCACCAGCATGGTGATCCCGCAGCGCGTATCCAGCAGATGCTGCTCCTCTTCAGGCTTGAGTAAGCGGTCGGTAAACCCGGCCTGGTAGATCACTTTCCAGAAGCGGTTCCCCGGATGAGCAAAGTGAAAACCGGTATGCGCCGAGGATTTACCGGGGTTGATCCCGCAGAAGACCACCCGTAGTCCCGGGGCCAGAATATCGTTGATCATGTTTACTCCCGATTGATACATCATCATGGAAGTATAAAGGATTGATTATGCGTTGTTTATAAAAACAGCAGGCGGGTGTGAATGGCTGGATTGCGGCGGGGAGTTACATTATAATCCACCGCCACGGCCCCTTAGCTCAGTGGTTAGAGCAGGCGACTCATAATCGCTTGGTCGCTGGTTCAAGTCCAGCAGGGGCCACCAGACACAGCAAGGGCTGGAGAGAAATCTCCGGCCCTTTTGCTTTTTCTGGGGGTGCCGTGGGGGTGCCATCAGCGGGTAAGACAAAGTAAAGATCGCTTTGTCGACGGGTGAAATTCTTTTCGGCAGCTCGTTCAGGTTAAAAGACAGGTCAAAATCTTCAAGGCGAGGATTCACGCAGCCATACAGCTGTACACGTGATGTCGATTATGTTGAACGGTATTTTTCACTAAAAATCAGTACCATCTCGATTTAAAATGCCATTTGGCTACATCTTTCACCGCGTAAAGATTATGCGTTTTTTTCACTCCCTTACTTTCAATCCCATGATCTACAATGATTTTCTTAACCGTCTGCCGATGAATTCCCAGCATTCGCGCAATTTCGCTGATGCTGAAAACGTACTCACCTTTTACGATGCTGATGGCAGCTTCATCTGCCTTTAAGTAACGTAATCTCATGATTAATAAGACCTAAATAAAATTCATGTGTTGATGATGATGACGCGCCATAAAAACCCAAAAATCAGCCGTTTTCCGCGTGTCCGCGTCCCCCCGGCGTTCAGAATCTCCAGGAGGACCCGTAAAAAAGGCGGCCCGAAGACCGCCAAAGGATTACCACTCCAGAATTCTTACGCTCCCTCTGACTTCGCCATGCCGCGCCAGTCGAGTGGAGCGACACCAGCATCAATGCGCACCTTGAAAGTCACGCCGTCCACGGTGAAGCCCTGCTGCTGTTCAAGATACGGCGTGTCGATGCCGTCCAGATACGCCACCTCGATAGTGTCTTCGCCCTGACCTGCCAGCATGTACCAGGCTTTAAGGCTTTCAGCGTCCAGCCGCGGCTCAGTGATGACCGTCAGCGCATCGTTGTACGGGTTGAATACGCCGCTGTTCTGCGCCTCTGGTAAAGATGTTGATCGAATAAGCTGGTTGGCCTTGTCTTCCAGCTCAACCGGCACCAGCAGGAAGCGTGGCGGGATGTTCAGCACAGCGCCAGCGCCGTTTTTCTGCATGCGCATCGCTTTGCGTCCTGCACTCAGGCCAGGAATATCGAGAGCAATTTTTAGCAGGTTATTATGTGCAGCATCAAAAATGGCTTTCCCGTCGCCCATTTTAGGATTTCCCAGCAGTACGGCATAAACCAGATCCCCGACTGTACGGCTGGCCGCAGCCCCCATTTTTTGAGGAATACTGGTTAACGCGCTCATGTCGTCGTTAATGATCGCCTGACGGTCGATACTGAACAGCTCGCCGTAGGTCGCCAGCGCAATCGGCTCGCTACGGTCTGAAGTTGTCGCGTATTTATATTCAGCCCCCGGGCGCACCTCACGCAGAGATTTGAAACCATCCAGCCCGGCGCGGTGCGAAACTTTGAAATCAGGCAACGTCCCTCTTTTCGTCCACTGCTGGAATGTTTCCGGAGAGGTCTCCCAGCCCTTCAGAAGAGATTTATTCGCTACGTCCGCCAGGATGCCGCCAAAATCACTGGTGCTGTGGGTAAACGCCATACCCACCATACCCAGCGGATTACCCGGAATACCACTCACGCCACGATCAACCAGCGAGGCGCGCGCCAGTTCACGCAGAGTGTAACCGTTATAGCGGTTGTCCTTCTCTGCCTGCGCCAGCCCGGTACGCGCCAGCAGAGCCGCTTTTACCGAATCCCCTACAATATTTCCGTTACCTGAATACACGTCTATCGCTCCTGGCCCGGCGCAGGGAGTGATCCCCGCAGCCAGACTCGTTAAAATTTTCTGACGAGCCTGCTCCTCGGTGATGGAGCCGCCCACAAACTCAGCACGAATACCGGCCGCCCACTCATGCGACGCAAACGCAGAGAAAATCGTTTCTGCTTTCTGCTCCCGGCTTTCCGGCTGACTGGTGGTTTTCATCGCCTCGCGCAGCTGCTCCGGCGTGCGGGTGAATTTCGCCACCAGCGAATCACAGCCCGGCGCCATGGCAAAAAACTGCCCATCTGCCGGGTAGATTTCGTCAACAAATCCCTTCTCTTTTGCCTCAGCCGCCGTCAGCCAGGTCTCTGCATCCATCATGGCTTTAACATCAGCCTCAGGCAGACCGGATTTCGCAACGTAGGTGGCAAGCATCGTGTTACCAATCTTCTCCAGCACGCCAGCCTGACGTTGCATATCGTCAGCCTCACCCGCCATCACGCCCCACGGGTTATGCATCATCCACCAGCCGTTGTCCGCCATGGCCACGCGTTTTGCACCCAGCGCAACGATAGTGGCCATAGATGCAGCGATACCATCAATACGGGCTACCGTGTGGCCTTTGTAGGTTCTCAGGGCGTTAAAAATCGCCATGCCGTCAGTGACATTTCCGCCACCGCTGTTGATCGCGACAGTTACCGGACCGGATGCCACCTGCAGGGAGTCACGGAAGCGCTTCGCCGTCCCCCCCTCGATAGGTTCATACAGTGAAATTTCCATCATCCACCCGCCTTACAGCGCGCCAGGCGCATCGTTTTTAGCCGCACTCATTCCCAGCTGTTCACGCAGCAGAGTACGGGCCAGCCAGCCGATTGTAGGTGTCTGCGCCGGGAGGCCGTCGCTTTCGTTCTTCTGGCGAATTTCCTCACGAAGGCGGTTAAGCGCCAGGGCTGTTTCATCATCGATATAAACCGACATTGCTTTTTGTTTAATCACGTTCGGATCTCCATATGTACTAGATGTACATACAGTATTGATCAGAATTTATGGTAGATTCAAATTTATTTACCACTTTTATATATTAACAACGATCAGACACAAAAAAACCGGGTTCTCCCGGCCTTTGAATGTAATATGCATGTGCCTCCTAATCGTAAATCCAACGCCCGGCCCTCTCAGACTCTATAAGCATTCTTACGGTCAGCGGCACTGGTGGGGTATGATCTGTTTTCAGCCTTGCAGGCAACAGAAAATTAGGTAGAAAAGGAATACCGGCCCGAGGATAATACTTCAGCCAGTCAATACCACTGCAATCCACTCCATAACGTTCAGAAAAGCGTTCCATCATTGCAAAAACATCTTCGAAAACAGTCATCGAACTTCCGGATGTCAGAGAATCATCAACTCCAAGCCTGTTGGCAGAAAGTTCTTCCCTGACGAACTGCAAAATTTCTGACTCTTTATCGCCGTTCATACCCGATGCTCCGATTTAACAATGAGATTAAAACGCCATATGCTGTTTCTGGTGATCATAATCAGGTCATATGCTGTGATAATCACTCCCACCCATGGAAGCCAGCGCCCGATTAACCCACCCAGACTATTCGTTTTCGCCCACTGCCCGTTAAGCATCGTTTTCCAGGTGGGGGATCGCCACTGGCTACTCAGGCGATGTCTGATAAGCGTCCTCATTGCCACAGATAAAGGGCTTGTGTTTGGCGTGGTTCTTTTTGCATCCAGCTTTCCGCGAGTGGGTATAAGAGGAATACCACCGATGATAAGAGCAAGAGAAAAAATATCACCTGTACCTAACTGCTTTTGAGCCTCGTCCAGCACAATCCAGAAAGCCAACTCCCCGGCAGAAAGATTTGACATGCCATCAAAAAAATACGCTCCATTGAGCTCTTCTACTGTATCCATATGTCCTCCTTGTCCGTCGATTATCTCACTATAAGACACATAACCCAGCGCGGACAACGAATGGGGAAAATCAGTAATGCAGAGCGCTATAAAAATAAAAAATATGGCTTTAAGTGTTCACCCGTTCACCCTTTGAAATTTCTTGAATAAGTTCAATTGGTTACATGGTGAATACTACTATCTCAGGTATTCACTAGTGTTCACCATACCCTTCACCCTTTAGAACAAAAAACAAACAAAAGGTGAACAGGTGAATACCTGGTGAATACTTAATAAAAAAGTGTTCATCCCTTAACACCATGTTATTAAATATATTTTTAACAGGGTGAATACTGGTGAACACTTTATCTATAACTATATTAAGGCTCGCTACTTTCAGAATGGTTAGCGCATGACGGCATCCAGTCCTCAGAATCATCACTCAACGTGACGTTTGACCTTATGCCGTGCTTCGTTCTGCGCTTTTCATACTTTTTACCGTACTCCGCCATTGCGCCAGGCATATCAGTACCAAACCTCATAAGCGATACTGGCTTGCTCAGCCCGTTAGCTCTCATATAGGCCAGGTAAGCGTGATACAAATAACGCCGGGGACTGAATGGTACTATCTCGGCATTACCGATAAGCATTCCATCACACACCATGGATGCCATCAGATAACCGCAAAAATCCACCAGCGAATCCCCCTCCCGTTTAATTGCCAGCGCCTCCTCTGATTTTTGCTGCTCATGCAACAGCCGTCTGGCCTCATCCTGATCGGTAAATCTCGTCAGCAGGTGCCGAATCACTACCGCCAGTTCTCCCTCAATTTTTTCTGCCAGCATTGAATCACGTTCACCCTCCGGTACGACCTCAGAGAAATTGAATATCACCCTGCGCCGCGATATCCCCCCGCTGCGGTCGCTGAATGTCATAGCGTTATTGTTTACCGCCAGCACAACAGCCGGGATCCGGGTCGAATATGGCGCTTTGTGTTTGGGGTCGATAGACACTTTATCTCCGCCTGTAATGGCTTTAATCCCTGCCCCATCCCCTGCATATCGGGTCATATCCGGCATGATAATCAGTGAATAGCCAACCACCAGCGCGCGATCCCTGGCATCTTCCAGCGCTTTCATGCTCGCCGATACCGTATTGGCCTTGCCCGCCAGCATCGTGCAGATCTCAGCCATAACACTTTTACCACTTCCGCCCGGCCCCGTTACCTCAAGAAACAACTGCCAGTCGTACCGGTTCGCCAGCACCATAAACAACGCCGCCAGAACACGATCCGTCTTTCGGTCGTTGTTGGCTACGGAACGGCGGAGCCACTTCCAGAAATTCGGCGCATGGCTGGCAAGCGTCTCCCCTTCGGCTGGTGGACTGAATGGCAGCTCACTGGCGATCAAAAGCCAGTCCGTTTTGCTGTGCTGCCGGAATTCCCCTGTGCGGGTATCAAATACCCCATTGCTGAAGCCAATCAGGTTTCGGGCAGTCACGCCCATTACCGGGAGACTTAGCTTCATGGTTTCCACAGCCGACTTGATGCCGTTCTGTGAGTACGCAACCTCCGCTTCAATAAAGATTTGCGCCATTTCACGCTGTAACTCTTTATCCGGCAGAGGCAACCACACCACACCGTTATAATGGTGTACGGTATCGGAGTCTGCATTGATTGCCAGATCCCCGTTATAGTGCGCAAGAAGTACCTCGCCGCGCTGACTTGCCCCCATCTGGTTTAACGCTGGAGTAACGTTGTCCTGGATTTTTTCTTTCCGGGTAACAGGAAGTGCCACAACGTTATCTGTACGGATCCTTTCCAGATAATCGCGCCAGTCTTCTGGCTGTCGATCCGGGATACCCTTGTATAATTTTGCATGCTGAACTCCGGCACGCGCCAGCTTCTCGGCAATTGCATTAATCATGATCTGCTCGATATCGCCGGCAAGATACACGCGCGCCGACCTGCGGCCGTGGTCAATAATGTTCAGGTTATCCAGTTCCGCCAGTTGCTTTGGCCCCAGATAGATTGGAGGGGTTGTATCCTCAGCAATTTTTTTACCCAGGCCCTCTTCCCATCCCTTTGCGTGGGCGTAGGCATCAGTTCCGGCAAAAATAACTGCCTCCGTTAATTTTTCCTTTGGCAGGTGTTTCAGGTTCGGGGCGTTTTTCATTTTGATTTCCCCTGCCGTCTGGCTTGCTCAAAAGTGGCATTATCGCTGTTGTCTGAAAGAACCTGCTCCAGACGCGGCAGGAACCGCAGCACACTACCGACAAGGAATAAATCCCGCTTCGATTCTTCCCCGCCGTAATCTTCGTTCTGGCTCGCCTCGAACATTAAGTTGCCAATGACAATCAGCGCACTCCTGACGGCCGTGGAAGCGGCAGCACAATGATCGATGTAGTGAGTCAACGCCTCCTCGCTGTATGAGGTGAAATCACTCTGGTGTAGTGCCTGGTAAATATCACGCATCACAGCCTCCTTCGATTTTCTTCAGGGAGGTGTAAACATCGGATAACAAGCAACGAATACCGCCAAGAGCTGACTCTATATCTGTCTTTTCCATCCTTTCGCATGATATTTCGATAGCCATCAGCAGAGAGCTTGCCTGGTCAGCTCGGTCAATGGCGGTACCAAAATCCCACTGCTCTTTTATTGTCAGTTTTTGCTTAGGCATGATGCACCTCACGAACTGGCAGACGGCCAGCGAATACCATCACGCAGCCAGCAGGTGATTGCTCGCGGGCTTCACGCTCTGTAGTGGCGATGATGTGGAGGATGTTTCGATCCGTGGCGCTAAGAGCCAGAAAACGCCAGGTGTAGTTGTTCCGCCCTTGCGGGTGTGTGATATGATCTTTCATAGCTGCCTCGTTATCTGTGTTAACGGCGGTGGTCAGAGGCCCGGTTAATGTCCCCACATATCCGGGCCTCGTTGTTTTTTCTGGTACACACATGTTAAGGTGTACACCTATAAACAAACATATACCTATAGGTGTACACATGTCAACTCGCGATAGCCAATCTCGCGGCGGTGGTAAATCGCCCCCTTTCCACATGCGGATCAATCCAGAGCTGAAAGAGCAGTTCGAAAAAGAAGCACAGGCAGAGGGAGTTAGCCTTGCAAATTGGATGAAAGAATTAGGGAGGGATGCCCTACGCAAGAAAGGCATCGAGCCAAAGGGTTGATGCGGATGCCTGGCTGGACAAGCAGCGCGAAAGAGCAAACTAGCCACAATCCTGAAAGCACCTCGATGGGGGAATTCCCCCATCGGCTGACACCCAGCGTGCATTTTTGCACTCCGGATTTGAGCGTTGCGATTTTCTTCGCATCGATGCCCAATATTCGGGAAGTTTGCAGGCGTGCGCAAAAGTTCGCTGACCCTGAGAGGGGTGTCTCGGTCGGTGGATATACCCATTAACCGCGCCGATGGCGCAGTTCGTAAAACCTCAGGAAAGTCAACGGGCGCAAAATTGAGCCGGTTCAGCCTTTGACCACCAGGTGATACAGGAATCCCTGTATCGCTCAGGCTGTGACCACCAGCCAAAGCTCTTTTTTGAGCTTTGCTTGCATTTTGACCACCAGCAGCGGACCTGGTAAGCTGTAAATCCTTCAGTTTAGTGTGTGTGCATTGGCGGCCCGGCATGGCCGCCTTTGTTTTATGTGCCATACCTCCCCCTTATGCCGTCTGAGTTCTACGGGTGGAATCCAGATAGGCATCCAGATCGGCTTTGAAATAAATGACCTTACGGCCAACTTTATGAAAAGGGATTTTTACCCGGCCAGTATGGGCCCAATTAGCCAGCGTTTGCGGATTCACGCCAAGATGTTCGGCGGCTTCGCTCCGGGTAAGTTTGGCGTTTGTGTTGGTTGAGATTAATTGCATAAGCATCACCATGTATTACGGGTTAACATTGGTGATAAATATCTATTTAGAAGTATTGTCTCGGTAGGATCGAAGCGCGCGTCGATTTAATCAGTACGCGCTTTAATACCATCATGGCTGGCTATGAGGGAAAGACCAATGAGAATTCAGGGGCTGGCCTCACAACCTTAACAGGCCCGAGTCCATAAAGTTTGATCCACCTTTCTAAAGTAGGACGACTAATACGCTCTTCTCCAAAGTGTTCCATTATCTTTTTAATCATTCTATTTTTACTTGCATACTGATGCCTACCCCATGTTAATTTCATGATAGCAATAATTTCATCATGAAGTTTATTTTTAGGTCCAGACGCAATATTTTTGTTTTTCTTTGAAAGCCTTTCATTAAACTTAACCTCCTCTATTAAAGGAGTGAATTTATTTAACAATAATGCATAACTAGTGACAAAATCTAAAACCGCAGCAGTTTCATTAAGCCCCAATATTTTCAACATAAAAACTGCACGATTAAATACCGGAGAAACATTGCCATCGACATTTAAATTATCATAACCCCATTTATCAATCTGTCTCGCAAGCTCTAATAATTGTTTATCATCTAACTTTGATACGTCTTCTGGAAAATCAAGTTTAGGCCTAAGAGCTACAAGGTTGGCGTTGTCCACCATGAAGTTTTCTATTTCTTCAAGTGAGACATCCTTAATGGTTCTCTTAAATTTCATTTGCAGAATCCTTATCAACATCCAAGATAGAGAAGATTAATTTTCTTTTTTCTTCATCGTTTAAGGTCCCCAGTGCTGCCAGTAAATGAGCATCTAAGCCTTTCTTACTTTCAACCAGCCCAGCCTTTTCGAGTATATAGCGTTCAACTTTTTCGGCATGTTCCTGCAACTCATCAGCACCAAAATGCAGGTAGCCCTGCGTAACATCGGCACTACGCATGGTTTTATGGTTCATCAAGCGCTTAATCAGATAACCATCAAGCCCACAAAGCGCAGCCGCTGAACCGTATGTACGACGGGCATCATGATATTTAAAGTTTACAGGCTGAAGATCCTCTGGATTGTGCCTGGGTACTGTGGCCGCGACAATCCGGTCAATGACACTACGGGAATCACTGATAACACGGCCATTGACGCCGGAAAATACATATGGCTCGTCGCCTTTTCTTAAAGAGAGCCGACGACGGAACATTTTCAGTAGTGAGGGGATGATAGGCAACTCAAGCGGATCTCCGTTCTTCGTCTTATCAATCCAGTAGTAAAGACCGGGAATATTAACCCGATCCCATTCAAGATAAAGAATTTCAGATTTCCGTAATCCTGTGAACATCGCCATGTAAATAGCGTCACATACAGCCTGGGCGATATCATCCCGAGTTTCCGCCGCCTGCTGGCGTACCATCTCAATTGCGTTAAACCAACGGCCAAGATCACTATTTCTGACACGTTCAGTTTTACGCACTAGCCCGTGCCAGTGTCCCTTGGTGCTTAGCACCATGGTTGGCGGCTCAGGTAACAGGCTACGCCCTTCATCATCACGGTAATGATCCCAAGCGAAACGAAACACCGCCCTTATAGACCTTCCCCATGCATCCGCCTGCGATTTACTGCCTGTACCGACTCCAGCACGCAATTTAGAACGATCCTCACCAAACCATACGGTCCCGTCAGTGATCGCTTTGTGTCGCTTCTCGATACGCTCACGACTGATATGAATCATTGGCTGGTTCATCCAGTCGCCAGAATAGTTTGTGAGTAAGCCTCGATACTGCTCTGCAGTTGTCTGGCTTATCCTATGCCCCCTAATCTTTAAACGCTCCTCAAAGGCATCCAGTAACGTTATTAAGCGTTTTTCCTCCTGTTTCCTAAGGCTGTTTGGGTTCTTCTTAGTCATGCTCATTTCACCCAGAGCACGTACCGCCATCGTTCTCGCATTTTCGACACTGAGGTCAGGGAAGCGCCCTAACGTTACTCTGAAATGCTCACCATGTTTTTTACGCGAAACGCTGAACGTTTTCACACCACCAGCCGTTACACGCAAAATGAGTCCATTAACATCAGCATCACGGTATTCCACGCGGCTACCTTTTGGAGCCGGGGGTAAACTCTCAAGTCTGGATTTGGTAAACCTGAATGTTTTTTCAGCCATAATTGTTGTGCAAAAAAGATCGTTTGGTTGCGGGGGTTCCGCGCCGGGGGTGCCGCGGGGGTGCCATAAACAAGTAAAACAGAGTATTTATGGTTATTTATACAGTGTCAATAAATTTATTAACTTGTTGATTTTTTATGGGAAAGTATCAAGGGGTAGGCAACTAACGCCATTCTCATAATCGCTTGGTCGCAGGCTTAATTGAGTAGAGGAAACATGATGAAAATAAACAATGCTGCTTTATATGAGCGATTAAAAAGATGAAACGAGCAATACTATGGTTTCTGCAATCATATATTTATTACATCCCTATAGCACTTATCATTGCTGGCGCTTATATATTCGCGCGTTTCGTCCCTGACTATTTTGGTATTCTTACCCTGGCATGGATAATCATCGTGACCTATTTCTATGTTAAACATAATCGTTGGTTCTGATCTGGCTCGGGCAATCAACATGCCACACCTGCGCAATAAAAAAGCCAACCCCGCACTCCCACGGTGTTGGCCCTGTTTTAAAGCAGTGACGGCCACAACAGGTTAAAACACGTAACG